ATCTAATTCTTCTGGAGTAAAATGATTTCCTAAATAAAAGTCTATATCATTACGAGCATCACCATCCCACTCTTTTCGGGCTTCAGTCCACCTTCTGTATAAGGTTTTTATATCTTTAACAGTTTTTTCTTCTTTAATCATGCATAATAATATAAAAAACTATTTGTATAAAAAACAATAATATATTATATTCTTTGTCCTGTTAACCAATTATATAGCTTTTTCTTTGTTTTCCAGACCCCATTCTGTTTAATTTTCTTACTTTTCCCTGCTTTTGGGTTTCCTCTTGCAAATTGTGTTGAAAGCCAAAATGCATCAATTGTATCATCATGAGAGCCTTTTGGAAAATCTAAAAGTTCTCCAATAAATTCATGCATATCTTTTTTTAAATGAACAGCTCCAGCTTTAAACATAGGTTGGAGTCCTTCAAATAACCTATCTTTCTTCTTTTGTTGTCCATATCCTTTTATACCTTTTTCTATTCCAGGTAAAAAGACTCCTTCTCTTTTACTTCTTTTCATAACATAATCTCTTAACATCTCCTGATATGCTATTGTTTCAATATTTATTCTTCGTATCGGTTTATATCGTTCAGCGATTTTAAATATCTCATCGGCACATTCCATCGGAAGAACTCTCTTCCTCCAATATTCAAGAACATAATAGTCATATTCAGCAGTAACGCCAATAACCATAATGACAGAAAAATCGTTGCGTACACCAAGAGTTGAAGCTGGGTCCACTCCAATATATATATTAACAAATTCTTTCCTCTCGTCAAGATGTTTGATATACCATGAATCAGCCTCCGAGTCAAATCTGAGGTTTCCTTTATAAAATCCATTTGTAATATCCTCCTCTTTAAATATTTCATCTTCAGGAGATTTAGCTTGATTCATATATTCTTGATAAAATTTAGCTGGAGTTCCCGAATCTATATAAAATTGCTTTCTTTCTTCCAATTTTGTGAAAACTGTCATAGTGAACTACCGTACCATTACACCATAAAAAGCCTCCTTTATCAAAATCAATCGCAGGATATACCGCAGCAGTTACCCAATTCTTAATTTGGAGTCTTGATTCTGGAGTTTTGGTATTTAACTCTGATTCGAAGTCATCTAGAATCATTCCTGTATATCTTGTAGATAATTGCTTTTTTCCTCTTAATCTTTGTGATGTACCTTTTGCAATCATTCTACAACCATTTTTTAATATAATTTCGTTTTTAGTCCACTTATTACCTTCGAGGTCTCCAAAATAATAATGAATAGCAGGGTTTTCTAGAATATGATTAGCTATCCAAGCCAAGTTATCACAAGCTTGGTCTTGAGCTTCACCTATCCAACATATAAATTCAGGAGCATCTTTAGGTGCAAATAGGAATCTATGAAGAACTGCTGCTGATGCTAAGGTTGATTTTGCATGGTCACGAGGCAAAACTAGTGCTAATTGACTATTTTCTTTATCAAGTAACCTTTTACCCACTTCCACGTGGAAGGGGGGCGTCGCAGACGCCAAAAAATCCTGTGGTGAAAAAAGTTTACCAAATGCAATTAAATCCTTATAAGCAATCTGTAGAACCTTTTCCTTCTCAGAAATACTACCATTAAGGTTCAAATTAGCCATTAATAGTCTCTAAGTTCAAAATGTGGTAAATCTTTAAAGTTTGTGTCCTTTACTTCTGTGTTGTCGTTCCAGTCGCCACCCCAGCGAATAGGGATACCCATTTTAAATGCAATTCCCTTAACAAAGCCTGCAAAGTAGTACATTCTATCTGTATCTTTCCAATCTATTGGATAAGGCACAACATCCGCAGCATTCGAAGGACTAGCATTATGGCGTCCGTTTGGGTACTTAACTTTACTTCTTCCTTCGTCAAAGTGTTTATTTTGCTCTTCTTTGCCTCTATGGCCTTGAATTACCGTACAATCAAAGTATTTAATAACTTCATTGAATAATTCTTGTAAATCTTCATTACATGTTTCTAAATTTTTTCTTGAACGTCTTCCAAATCTAGGCATTATGCTTCTCCTCTTATTTCTTCGCCACCCATTAGATTAACAACTTTTTCATCAAAATCAAATTGTGTCCTACAATAAGGACAAAGCCAGCCAACAACGTCATCATCGTCATCAACAATACCAATTCTTTTACTTATATCTCCATTTAAGTATAAATTCTTCTCACAAGCAGGACAAAGGTCCTGTATTATACTATTCTTTTTCTTTATGGCCGATAAGTTCTGTTTTTCCACCATTATTAAGTGCCTCCAGTTGTTCAGGTGAGAACCCAGCCCACACTGTAAGTTGTTCTTTTTTCTGTTCTGTGTCAAATAAACCTGATATTTTAGATAATGCGTCTAAAGAGCGCAATTTGTCCGTATCTCGCTCTGATAGGGCTACAATATCTCTATATTTGCCTATTATCCATTCAGGGGTAACACCTTCATTAGCTAAAACTTCTTTAATTTCTTCTTTTATCATATTTTGAACACTTTCCTTTTTTAACAATCTTTGAGTTTTATCCTTAATATAAGAATCTTTTTTGGCACTCGGGTAAACTTTCTTAAATGCTTCAATAGTATCAATCCCAGAAGCAACATATCTAGCAAAAAGAGTTTCTTTTGCATTAACATTGTTTTCTTTATAAGATTGAATTGTTTTATAATTCCCAGAAAAAGAGTAAATATTCTCAACAATACCCTCATCACCAAGCATATTAACTTTTTGATTATTTATTGAAAACATTCCAAGAACAGTTCTAACATATTGAGTAGTACCAACATTACCTTTTTTTAATATTTGACAAAAAAACCCGTCATCAGTCATTACCCAATCATTTTCATTAGCATAACGCCAATTATCAACAAAAATCTCATTAGGCTTAAAAGCTCTAAATTCTTTTTCATTGTCATAAATGTAATTATTGATGCCTTTTATAACTTTGAAATCCATATTTTAAATATACTTCCAAAAAAAATATTTGACAAGAATTAAAATATAGTTATATTAGGACTCTTGCATATATGTAAATTGGTTGAAAACTTGTTCCGTATATGTAAAAAGGGCTAGAACAAGGGGAAGTAGCAAAGCCCAACCGCAAGTCGAAGATGAATAAGCGAGCTACAGGTCAAAGCAGACTAAAATATAGTCATCCATTATAAGAAGTGCTTTATTCTTATATGTCCTCTTCAGGCTCCGAAGAAACAAGGACAGGACTACCACTCCACATCTCAGTGGAGGGGGTAGAAAGTCTCTGTCCAATACTCACCAAAGAAACAAGTATTAAGTATTGTAACAGTCAATTTCCTAAAAAATTTTCCAAAATTCAAAAAATAGCATTAGAATGAGTGTGGGGGTTTTTTTATGCAACCCTACACCCACTTGGCTGCCTCGGGGGGTGTGCCGATTAGGTTGAAATTTTGGATAGAATTTATGTTTTCTTCACCTCTAACAATCACGGCTAGAAATAATCATTGATACATAAATAAAAGAAAAACGCCCAAGCATTATACTTGAGCGTCTTAAGGTGGGCTAGTAGGTGGGCTATATGATACGAGGCTTATATCACATTATAATACATTAATACTATTGTTATTAATAAAGCGACTATGAACATTATCTCTTTGTGTGTTTGTTTCATATTATACTCTATTCCGTCTAACATTCGTTTTTTGTTTACTTCTTCTAACTACTTCTTTTATCTTTCTATATCCATTGATTCTTACGTCTATTCGTATTAATTGTGGGCTATCTTGTATAATATCTATTGTTTGCATATTAATTACCTTTCTTTATTATATATTGATTAGGACGAGCGACTATATATTTAATCTCGCTTATACAATCATCTATAGTATTTAAAATACAACCTTTAAAAAGATTAATGTTATTATGTACCACTCGATAATAACCTTTTTTATTAGGATAATTATTTAATATTGTAAATTTATATCCTTGCTCATTATGTATATATTTCATAAGTGCAACCTCTTTCTTGTTATTTGGTTTTTGTTTGTGTTTCATAATAACCAATATACATATAATATATATATATACAAAAGTATTTGTTATATTAAATAATATGCTTATATTAAACCAAGTCAATTAAGACTAAAACTAAATAAAGCGAGGTATTTATGAGTAATAAAAAAGAAATGTCTAGAGATGAGATTTTAGAGTCAATGGGCATAAATCCTAAAGACGTTGTTAAGGCAAGTAACAAGAGCAACGCTACCCTTTCAACAAAGGGCAAGGTTAGAAATGAAATAAAAGAAGGTATGGATAGAGCAATAAGCGAGTGCAAGTTTAATAGGCTAATAAGAACCACAACGCTTAAGGCTTCTAAGGGCGTCATATTGTAATTGAAGATAAGGACAAAGGCGAGTACGAGGTAATAGTGCCTAAATTGTACTTTGAAACATACACAACTCCTTATGTTAATTTCCTTGATGAAGATAAATAAGTAACTAGGCAACCAAGCGACACAAAGCCCTTGCACATTAATTTGTGTGAGGGTTTTTTGTTACTCTTAAAATTTATGATAGTGATAAATAGAAATGAGAAGGCAATGACACAAAAAGATATTACAAGGCTATTACAAAATAATAACTATGAGTATAAAGTAATTAATTTGGGCAATGATAAAACACAAATAATTGTGCAACCTAAATTTATTAATTGTGCAATGTGTAACACAAAGACATTAAATAGAGAT